GTGGTAATTACACAACTACAATGAATATCACTGGTTATCATGGGGGTGAAACAACTATCTTAACATTAAAAGGTAATAAAGATGTTTATATGCAAGCTGGAGCAGCTCTTTATATGGATGGTGGTGGAGACACATACATACAAGAAAGTGCTGCTAATAATTTACTTTTTGCTACTAATGGAAGCTCAGCTCTTGCACTAGACTCTTCACAAAACGCAACTTTTTCGGGTAGTGTTTATGCAGATGGTGGTATATTAGTAGGGCAAACATCTGCATACTCACCTACTGGTGGTGGTGATACTTTGGCGACTTTTACTGGTTCTGGTAACGACAGACAAGATATAGTAGTTTCAAATCAAACTAATCACGCAGATGCTGGTGCTGCTTTAGTTTTAGCTACTCATGGTCATGACTTTATAATTGAGGGGCAATCATCAGCAGGTGGTTCTAACATAACATTTCACAGGGCTGGTGCGTTAATGGCAACTATAGGAATGTCGCAAGCTACTTTTGGTGGTGATATAACTGTAAGTGGTGGTGATATAACTCTAGGTGGAACAGGTAGAATACAAGGTATTGATACCGTAAGTGCAAGTACAGATGCTGCAAGTAAGGCTTATGTTGATGGTGCGGTTATAGCAAACACTGATACACAAGACTTAAGCATATCTGGAAGGGTAATTAGCTTAACAAATGGTGGTAGTGTTACGGTGCCAGAAACAACTATTCCAACAATACCATCAGGTAATCAAATTATAGACTGGACAGTAGATCAAGGCTCTACAAACATACACACTGGTAATTATAACAATACTGATACAGTTGATATGGGTAGTGGTTTTATAGTTGCAAACAACGGTGGAACTAGTCAATTTACTATTGTTGAAGATAATGCTTTGAGATTTGCAGGGACTGGAGCAACAACTGTAGCTTTTAATTCTACAACTAAAAAAGTAACAATTGATTCTCCTGCAGAAACTTACACGGCTCACGAAAGTATATCGCAAGCAACATCAAACTTAAACAATTCAGGTAGAACTTACATACAAGATATAACTTTAGATAGTAATGGACACGTAACTGCAGTAGGAGTAGCATCTGAAAGTGATCAAACATCTGTATCAGGTTCTTCAGGTTCGTGTACAGGTAATGCAGCAACAGCAACTACAGCTACAAATATTTCTGCAACATCAGTTAGTGATTCTACCGAGTATTTTGGTTGTTTTGTTACTGGAACTGGAACTCAAGGAGTTAAAGTTGCTAGTGGTTTTAAATATAATCCTAGCACAGACATTTTATCAGCTGGTAAATTATCTACAGATACAATAGATATTGTAGAAAATAACAAAAATGGATCAGCGCTAATGACTCTTACAGGTCAAGGATCTGGAAACGCTTCTAATATAGCTTTACTTATATCTGGTGATTCTACATCAAGTCAAGTTGTAAAAATGAAAATGCAATCTACTACTTCAGGAGATGGTATGAGTGTTAGCTCTGGAAAATTATCTTACTACGCTGCAGACAATACATTTAACATGGGTCATAATGATAACCATGCTCAAATGGCTATATCTATAAACAGTAGTGATGTTGTGTCTATGAAAAACCAAACAACATTTACTAACGGTATTGAGGTAACATCAGGTACTAACTCAACAAGTAAAACAACTGGTACAGTTAAAGTTACTGGTGGTGTAGGTATTGCTAAAACTCTTAATGTTGGTGAAGACGTAGTTGCTTATGCATCGTCTGATAAAAGATACAAAGATAATTTACAAGCTATAACAAACCCTATTGATAAAGTTAAAAGCTTAACTGGTTATACATTTACTTGGAATGACAAGCACGAACAGTTTAATGGTAATAATGACATTGGAGTTGTTGCTCAAGAAGTTGAAAAAATATTACCTGAAATAGTTGATACAAGAGATGATGGTTATAAAGCTGTTAAATATGAAAAAATGGTTGCTCTATTGATAGAAGCTGTCAAAGACCAACAAGCTCAGATAGATGATCTTAAAACAATTATAGATGGCTATTCCAAGTAGTGGTACGATAAGTCTTGCTGGTATAAGAGCTGAGTTAGCTACTAATACTTATAATGCTAGTGCTACAACAACAGCTAGTCTTGAAGATTGTTCTGATGGAACTGTAGCTACAATAAATACTGGCAACGCATCTAGTGATAGACCTAATGGTAGTGCTCCTCATGCAATGTCTGAGTTCTATGCTTATGACCATGATTTATCTACGTTTAATGATAACAAAAGTTTTGATTTTGACGGTGCTAACGATTACTTAAGCTACAGCAATGTAGGTGGATCATTAGAAAACACAGGTTCTATTAGTGTTTGGGTAAAGCTTGATTCAATGTCTGCTAACGGACTTATATGGCAAATAACAGCTGAAGAAGGAACTAACAATCAGCTTTTTATTCTTTGGCATAATGCTTCTGGGGTAATAAGAGGTAATGTTAGATTAAATGGTCAATCTAATTTAGTAGATTCTGGCACTGGATTAGAAAATGATGGTAACTGGCATCATGTTGTTATGACTTGGTTAGCTAACTCTAAGACTGCTTCTTTAAACAGAGCTAGGTTATATGTAGATGGTTCGCAAACAGATATAGATGTTATATCAACGGAGTGGAGCGAAGAAGATCCACCAGCTACTTTTATAGTTGGTAGAAATAACATACAAAGCAATGCTTATTTTAATGGCCATATAAACGATTTAGCAGTGTTTAGTGATGTGTTAACAGCAAGTGAAGTTTCTTCTATATATAATTCTGGATCTCCAAAAGATGAATCTGGTCATGCAGGATTGTTAGCATATTATACTATGGAAGGTTACAGTGATAATGATACTACTGTAGCTGATGATTCTAGTAATAGTAATACTTTAACAATAAATAATAGTACAAACATAGATAGCACAGACACTCCTTAATATGAGAAAATACGTAATAATAACAAGTGACGAAGTAAGTTCTGTGGATTTTACTAAAGTAGAAGAAACATCTGTAGATACTTTAAGGTATAATAGAGAAGGAACAAAAACATTTGTTAAGTATACTGGTGATAAACCTTCATTTTTAGATGGCAAGGCTGAGTATACAAATGAAGAGATATTAGCAATACTAAACAACGTTGAAGGAGAGTGGTTTGTGGAAGACACAAGTTTAGCGTAAAACACAAGTAAATTGTGTAATAATATAAATAACAATAAAATTAACTTAAATTAAATAAAATGGCAAAAAGAAAAACACCTAAAATGGATAAAGTAAAATCAATTGAATCTTCTGAATTAGAAACAATTCAAGATTTAGTTTCAAAAACAAATCAAGGTAACTTAGAAGTAGGTAGACTTGAAACACAAAAACATAGAATAATACACGCTATGCAAGAAAACGATAAGGTTATGCAAGCGTTACAAGAAAAACTAGAAGAAAAATACGGAAAGGTTAATATAGATATTAAGACAGGTGAGATTTCACCACTTGAGGTAGAAACAACAATTTAAAAAATAAAAAATGAAAAATTCATTACACGATTTAGCGGCTGGAGCTTTTGGGCAAAATGGGTCTGTGCTTATAAATAGCACTAACACTGTTACACCAAACGAAGGTAAACACTTTCACGCTATAACATTTATAACAAACACTGTGTTTGCAAACAATACCGATGGTTTAGTTTCAAACACATCTGACCATGCCACAAGATCAACAACGACTAGTGGTGTAGTTGCGGCAACTATGTCTTTTAATAGCACGGATGGTGGTTCGTTGGGTACTGGTGGTTCTGCTACTGGAACACTAACATTTCCTGCTGGTATAACTGTTTACGGTAAATGGTCACAGATCAAGCTTGCTAGTGGTCAATGCGTGGCTTATTTAGACTAACATGGCGAAAACATCAGGACTACCTTTAGGTTTAATATGGAGAGATTTTGCAATAGATCACCCTGCACAGCCATACCCTGTTCCAAAAACTTGTGGTACATTTGAAATAAACGCAAGTGGATCAAAAGGTTTGTATAGGTTTGCTGTAGACGCTGGTACATCTGTTGGTGTTATGCGTGTTGTGTTTAACACGGGTAACTACTTACTTCCGGGAGATGCAAGTGGAGCTGGCCCTGCTTTAGCTGTAAATTCTATACCAGATAGACTTGTATGGTACCATGGTACATACAACAACCAAGAGGCTGGGTCTTCTGTTGGTGGTAATTTTTATGCAAATGACTCAAGTGGAGCTACTGATGTACCAGTTATAACTATAGATTCTGAAAATCTTAATACGTCTTCAAACTTAGAAAGAGTTAAGCAAGTTGGTTTAGTTGGTGGGGAAAGATTTTTTGATGCTGGTAATAACACAATATCAGCGGTAAGTAATTTAAGAGGATCAAAACCTCGTTCACAAGCTCACTTAGATAATGCTCCTAGTGGAAAAAGCTTTGGCCAAGATATAAGTGGTAGATACATGAACACACCAATATTTGATTACAACGCTTCTTTAAATAGTGGTGCTGGAGGTTTTGCACAAATGGTAGTAAACGGTGTTAATCAAACAGCTGATGTTGGTCCTTTTCATGGTTGGATAGAAAGAAATTTACCTGGTCCACAAGTTACACTAACACCAAACATGAAGACACATGACAATAGTGATGATGGTGATTTTTGGGATATAGAAGCTGACTGGCAAACATCTGGTACACTTGCATTACAAGTTCACTCTGCTGGTAGTGCTAATAGTGTTCAGCAAAGTGAAATGTACTTTCCAAGCTTTCACGCTAGTAGAAACGCAACATACTGTGTGCCTATAATACCAAATAATATAAGTAGCGGTGTTGTGACTATGGAAGTTCAAGCACCATTACAAAGCACCTGGTTTGGAGTTGCGCTTACATGTCCAATAGATATGGAAACTGCCGATAGTGGTAATCACAAGTTAAACAGAAGTTCAATAAAAACTAACTGGAACCAAGTTTGTAACAGTGGTAATGTAAATATACCTGTTTATCATATGCCAGTAGATGCTTATGGTGGTGTTAATCCTGCGTCTGTAAGTAGAGATGAAAATGGTATACCTATAAAAACAATAAACAACTACTCACCATCATTAAACCATACTGGCGATCACACTGGTGTAAAATTAAACCATAGGGTTGTTTCAGATATTAGAACTTCTGATGGTAGAATACTATGGGAAAGTTTATTAACAACTAATTATATAAATAAAAACGGTAGAAGCGCTTGGAAAACAGCTATGACCGGTGGTACTGATCCAGACACGTTATTAAGAGATTGGTATGGTATGGAAGATGTTGTCAAAAGTGGTGTTGGAGGAAGTTTTCCAGCAAGTGATCAAATTACTTGCGGTACGTTTTCAGCTGTAAGTGGAGCGCCATCAAGCGCAGCTACAACACCTCAAGTTGGTGATTTAGTTGTAACTGGTAGTAATAACACTTTTGGTAACAACGGCACAGCTGGTAATATAACTGTTACGGCTGTTAATGGACAAACAATAACAGTTAGCGGTATGACAATGACAACCTCAGCTGCTCTTACTGGTGTAAATGATCCTATATTAAGATTTGTTCGTATGGGAGATATACAAACTAAAGGTCATCTTAACATAAGTCTTTACAACGGTAGTAGCACAAACATAAATGATTTAACCGGTCAAACAAACGGTGATATAGGTATAAGAGATTACTTGTTTGAAGATAGATATGGTGCAACACCTGTGCCAGATGGCTTTTACAAAATAGTAGACAAAAATGCCGTTAACAATGGTAATGGTGGTAAGAAAAGAGTTAAAGTAAAAAATGGTATAATAATAAAATGTAGAAACTGTTTTGGCTCTGTAAAAAATAGATAATAATAAAATAAAATAAAATGAGTAAACTAATACGCAAAATAAGTATTGGTAAAGATTATAAAAATGATGCAATGCACTACTCCGTTGGGCAAGAGGTTTATGGTGGACATACAATATGCGACATTTTAGAATCTGAAACTAAATACAGTGTTTATATTAAAAAAGGAAAAGATGTTTTGCCTTGGAAAGATTTTAACAAAAACATGGCTGTGTCTGTTGAGTATAACTTACAATATTAATGAAAGCTGTACATGATTTTATAATTAGCCCAGTAAACAAAAGATATAACAACACAAAAAAAGTAAACGAAAAAAATCTTATATTAAACACAGAGATATTTAGCCATAAACATGTTAGTAGAAATGGAATAGTTAATAAAGTTCCTAGAGTAAATTACACTAACATAAAAGTTGGAGACGAGGTTATTGTTCATCACAATGTGTTTAGAAGATGGACAAACGTAAGAGGAGTAGAAAAAAATAGTAGAGCTTTTTTAAACGAGAATCAATACCTGTTGTCTCAAGATCAAATATACATACACAGAAGTGTTGGGGGTGATTGGAAGGCTTTAGATGGTTATTGTTTTGTAAAACCTATAAAATCAATAGACAAGTTTAGTGCTGATACAGAAAGGCCTTTAATAGGTATTATGAAATACGCTGACAAATCATTAATTAAAAACGGTGTTAACAATGGTGATTTAGTGGGTTTTAGTCCAGATGACGAGTACGAGTTTATTGTTGATGGACAAAAGATGTATAGAGTTATGTCACAATTTATTACAATTAAATATGAATATCAAGGAAACGAAGAAGAATATAATCCAAGCTGGGCATAGAGCAGTTGAAGAACTGATTAAAGTTGCTAAAGAAGATATTGTTGATAGTGATGATGACATATCAGCTGATAGATTAAAAAATGCTGCAGCTACAAAAAAACTAGCTATATTTGACGCATTTGAAATACTTAACAGAATACAAGAAGAAGAAAACTTGCTTGAGGGAAAAACACCTGAAGAGGAAGAGAAAAAAGTCTTTAGAGGATTCGCAGAAGGCAGATCTAAGTAATGTACGAGCAAAATTTAATTAAGACAGTAGAGCCTATAAAAAAAACTACTATAAACAGATTAAACAAAGGTAACAAGTGGAGGTATGGATATAACAAAGAACATGATATTGTTGTTATATCTAAAAGTGGACAAATAGGGGAGATAGTTGAAATACAAAACTTTCAAATAGCACTACCAAAACAAACTAATGTTTACGTCAATGAAAGTAAAAAATGGGAGCAGTTTAAATACCCAAAAGAATTAAGTAGGCTTAAAAATATATTTGACTGGCGTAGTTATCCTGAAGAAAAAAAATCACAGTGGTTTGACTATATAGACGAGGAGTTTAGTAGAAGGGATAACGGTTTTTGGTTTAACAACAATGGAACACCAACATACATAACAGGTACACACTATATGTATCTACAGTGGAGTAAAATTGACGTAGGAGCACCAGATTTTAGAGAAGCTAATAGAATATTTTACATATTCTGGGAAGCTTGTAAAGCAGACAAAAGATGTTATGGTATGTGTTACCTTAAAAACAGACGATCTGGTTTTTCTTTCATGTCATCAGCTGAAACAGTTAACCAAGCTACATTAGCAAGTGATAGTAGATTTGGTATATTATCTAAAACAGGAGCAGATGCTAAAAAAATGTTTACAGACAAGGTTGTACCAATATCAGTTAACTATCCGTTCTTTTTCAAACCGATTCAAGACGGTATGGACAGACCTAAGTCTGAGCTTGCTTATAGAGTTCCTGCAAGTAAGTTCACACGTAAAAAGATTGTTGCTAACGAAAAGCAGGAAGACTTGGCTGGACTTGATACTACTATTGATTGGAAAAATACGGGTGACAACAGTTATGATGGAGAAAAACTTAATTTACTAGTACATGATGAAAGTGGTAAGTGGGAAAGACCTGATAATATATTAAACAACTGGCGAGTAACAAAAACTTGTCTAAGATTAGGTAGTAGAATTATTGGTAAGTGTATGATGGGATCAACATCTAACGCGCTAGATAAAGGAGGTAATAACTTTAAAAAACTATATGGTCAATCAGATGTTACTAAAAGAAACAGAAATGGACAGACAGCGTCTGGTCTATATTCTCTTTTTATCCCAATGGAGTGGAACTACGAA